ATGAACACGTATTACAAATTTGCGCCAAATGTATTTTTGGCAAAGTGTGATGAGAAGCACGAAAAAGGTGAAACTATTGAAGTTACCACCAAGTATGGAAAAGAAAATGAATGTATTGTTTTCAACCTCATTTACGAACGTGATGGATTCTATTACTACTCAATCGTACGGGCTGATGGCTTTAATGTGCAAGAGTGGGCCAAACAAAGAGCTGAACGTCGTCATGAATGGGCTACATCTGCTGTACAGAAAAGCTGTGAATATTACAACAAGTCCAATAAAGATAAGGATTTTCTTTCTCTAGGTGAGCCTATCAAAGTGGGACATCATAGCGAGAAGCGACACAGAAAAGCGATAGATGATGCGTGGAACAATATGGGGAAAAGCGTTGAGTTTAGCGATAAGGCTGCCGAACATGAAAGAGTTGCGAAGTATTGGGAAAAAAGGGCTAATACGATAAACTTGTCCATGCCGGAAAGTATAGATTTCTATGAACATAAGTTGGAACAAGCAAAAGAATATCACGAAGGATTGAAGTCCGGTAAGTACCGACGCGAGCATACATACGCTATGGCTTATGCCAATAAAGCAGTAAAAGAGGCTAAAAAAAATTATGACCTTGCAGTAAAGCTGTGGGGCGATGTTTAATAATCTGTAGTATCTCAAATAATTTACTATGAGAGAATTATCAAAAGAAACCTCATTACAAAGGGTAATGAGGGCTTCAGGTCGTGTACCTGTACAATGCTCATGCAGTGTTTGTAAACAACAATGTCATACGCCATGTTTAGGTACTCCTGATGATATTGAACGAATTATAGATGCTGGTTATGCCGACAGGTTAGCACTGACAAACTGGGCTGCTGGTATATTCTTAGGGGTTATTAATATTGCTATTCCGATGATTCAACCTGTTTCCGGCAAAGAGTTTTGTGCTTTCTTCGAAAATGGACTGTGTATCTTACATGATAAGGATTTGAAACCCACTGAAGGGCGTTTGTCTCACCACACTGTCAGGAAGGATAACTTCAATCCAACTATGAGTATTGCTTGGAACGTTGCGAAAGAATGGCTGATGCCAGAGAATGAGGATGTACTTTCTCGTGTAGTAAATAAATTCTTGAATGCGAGGAAGCCATGAATGTGTATCAATCAATACCTCGTAGAGATTGTAGGGTGTTTGCTAAATGTGGGGCAAAATCCTTATCACATTGCCGGCGGCATCGTGGAACTGATGGTGAGTGTAAAAACTGTACTCTTATTCATCGCAAACCTCGCAATCGTATTATAGATGCTTCAGGACGTGAGATGAAAAAATGTACACACTGCGGAAATTACTTCTACTTGAACCGGTTCTACAATCGTATAGTAGTGAGAAAAGGTAAGGAATATCATTTATTGACTTCTTGGTGCCGCATGTGTATGTCTGAAATCAATAATCAAAGAAATTTGAAGAAAAGAAATGAGTAGTATAAATTTATTATATATTGACCTGTTTTGTGGAGCAGGTGGAACCTCGACAGGAGTGGAATCTGCAAGAATTGATGGTAAACAGTGTGCTAAAGTAATAGCCTGCGTCAATCACGATGCCAACGCCATTGCAAGCCATGCGGCCAATCATCCGGATGCATTGCATTTTACGGAAGATATTCGCACGCTGGAACTTTCCCCGCTAATTGAACATCTTGCCAAATGTAAGGCTCAATATCCGGGTGCAGCGGTCGTTCTTTGGGCGAGCCTGGAATGTACGAACTTCTCCAAAGCAAAAGGTGGGCAACCTCGGGACGCTGATAGTCGCACACTTGCTGAACATCTTTTCCGGTACATTGAAGCTATTTGCCCGGATTACATTCAGATTGAAAACGTTGAAGAATTTATGAGTTGGGGTGATATGGACGAAAACGGAAAGCCTATCAGCATGGATAAAGGTAGACTATATCAAAGATGGGTACGCAACGTAAGAAAGTATGGCTACAACTTTGATTTCCGTATTCTCAATGCTGCCGACTATGGTGCATATACTACTCGAAAACGCTTCTTTGGTATATTTGCCAAAAATGGATTACCGATAGTATTTCCACAACCCACTCACTGTAAAAACGGTAAACAAGATATGTTTGGTCGTTTGGAAAAGTGGCGCCCGGTTAAAGAGATACTGGATTTTTCCGATGAAGGAACAAGTATTTTTCGTGAGAAGCCACTTGCTGAAAAGACAATGGAACGTATCTATGCCGGCCTGATAAAATTTGTAGCCGGGGGCAAAGATGCTTTTCTTATCAAATATAATTCCATGAGCCGGACTGGAAAATATAATGCCCCTGGGATTGACGAACCATGCCCGGTAGTAGCTACGCAAAACAGACTGGGAGTTGCGCAGGTATGCTTTCTTTCAAAACAGTTCAGTGGACACCCTGAAAGCAAGAATGTTTCTATTAATGAACCAGCCGGAACAATTACATGCAAAGACCATCATGCGTTTGTATCAGCCCATTACGGTAACGGATTTAACCGCTCAATAAATGAACCGTCTGCAACCGTAACAACGAAGGATCGGTTATCTCTCGTTTCTCCATATTTCATAGACCAGCAATATGGAAACAGCAAACCTTCATCTACAGAAAAGCCGCTTGGATGTATTACCGCCAATCCTAAGTACAATCTTGTTAGCTGCAAGCCGTGGATTATGAATACAAACTTCTCCAACGTTGGTAGTAGCATAGAAGAGCCCGCACAAACAGTCACTGCAAATAGAAAGTGGCACTACCTAATGAACCCTCAATTTAATAGTGCAGGTGGTTCCGTTGATAATCCATGCTTCACTCTCATAGCACGTATGGATAAAATGCCGCCTTATTTGATCGCAACTGAAACTGGACATGTAGTAATCGAGATTTATGATACCGACAGCCCTATGACAAAAAAAATAAAAGAGTTCATGGGCTTATACGGGATAATTGATATTAAAATGCGAATGCTACGCATACCTGAACTAAAGCGTATCATGGGATTTCCAGAAAACTATGTGTTAATTGGTACACAGGCTGACCAAAAGAAATTCATAGGGAATGCAGTCGAAGTTAACATGGCACGTGTTCTCTGTGAATGTATTAGTAAAAAGTTACGTGAACTAGGGTCAGTTGCAGCATAAAATGGCGTTAAATTGGCGAATGTTCTGTTTGTAAATCTTGTCAATAATGATTACCTTTATAGATGTAAAGAACTAAAAGTCAATCAATATGAAGAGGAATGAAAAAATAGCAAAATTAGAAAGACTAGGTATTTTCAATCAATGGAAATATAATACAGAAAGAGCAAATGAGACATTTAATATTGAGTGTCCTGACTTCTCAATGACAAATGAAGAGCGGATGAACAATTTGTTAGATGTTGATTGCTGTTTTCATTGGTTTCTAACTATTTCATTCCCTTTTAATAATACTCCTGAAGGCGTTGCTTTTTGGAATGATATTGCAAAAAAATAATTAAAATAAAATTAGAAAGGAATCAAATGATAATAGCATGGTTCAGTTGCGGTGCTACATCCGCAGTTGCTTGTAAGATAGCATTAAGCCTATACGATGATGTGCATATCTACTATATTGAAACTGGTTCCGGTCATCCCGATAACACTAGATTCTTGGCAGATTGTGAAAAGTGGTACAATCAATCTATCCACATTATCCGAAGCGACAAGTACACCTGTGTGTCTGATGTGTTGCGAAAGGGGTATATCAACGGCGCGCATGGTGCCGCCTGTACTCTTGAACTGAAAAAGAAAGTCCGCTACAAGTTGGAAAAAGAATTGCAGCACTGGGACGGTCAAGTTTGGGGTTTCGATTATGACCCGAAAGAGATTAACCGGGCTATCCGATTAAAACAGCAGTACCCGGACACAAAGCCACTATTCCCGCTTATTGAAAAGCAGATTACGAAGCAGGATGCAATGGGAATGCTTTGGAAAGCCGGTATTGAAATCCCCGCTATGTACAAGATGGGCTATAATAACAACAATTGTATCGGTTGCGTGAAAGGCGGAATGGGCTACTGGAATAAGATACGAAAGGACTTCCCGGATGTATTTAACGAGGTGGCGCAGATTGAACGTGATGTAGGTGCAACTTGTCTAAAAGATAAAGACGGACGAATCTTCCTTGACGAACTCCCAACATGGCGAGGTGACCCAGTAGAAGAGATTATACCGGATTGCTCGCTTATCTGTCAGATAGAGTTTCAAGAGATAATCGACAGGCAGGTAGAACGAGTTTTGAAAGGAGAAATTAGTATTAACGATGTAGCCTAATTAGGCTCAAAACAAGATAGATATGAATTTTAAATCATTGGTAGCTCAATTAGCAAATCGCATCAATCAGCCGCATGTGGTTGAAACATATATGCGTAAAGTTTTTGCGTCTGGTGTTGAGTGGCAGAAAAAGCAATCTCCATGGATAAGAGTAGAAGAACGATTACCAGATGAAGAGCAGCGTGTTTTAGTCGGATTTTTATATTACTATAAATACGATGATAGAGAAGCTGAATCACGTAAGCATATAGATGTATTCACGTATGAAAATGGTATATGGACTACTGATAGTGATATATCATATTTAGGAAAAAGTGTCGAAAAGGATGATATTAAGGTTATATGTTGGATGCCTATTCTGTCTTTCGATGAAATATTGGAAGCCAACAGAGATGTACTAGAACGGATTAAAAAGAAAGGAGACTGATGATGACAGCAAAAGAATTAAGTAAGTTAATCACTACTGGCAGAAAACTGAAAAAGTTTATTAAAGAAACTCTCCCTAAAATCAGAGAAGAGTTTCAAAGCCATAGCAATAGTGGAATAGATAAGCATACAGATGGATTTGGCAGAAGGGAGAGTATTCAGAGTATGAATATAAGTAATCTTTGTTATTCTTCTTTTTCTGGCAGTTATGGAAGTGGAGACACATATTCGGATATAGCAAATATGGATACTGATTTGATGCAGGAATACTTTATCAAATATCTGAATAGGCATAAGGATGAAATAATGGAGGGAGTAGCAGATTTAATGATAAATGATGCAAAATCAGGTCAAGAAGATGCTATTAAGGAAATAGACGAGTATAAAAAATCACTGCTAAAACTATTGGAGGAATAAAGAATAGAAATGAAAGCAATAACAATAAAACAACCGTGGGCTTCTTTGATAGTCCACGGTATTAAAAACATTGAGAACCGTACTTGGTCGTGTCCTAAGAAATACTTAGGACAGAGGGTACTGATTCATTCAAGCGGTAAACCTTTGAATTACGATAATTTCTATGATTCAATACTTACCAATGAGCAGTTATTGGCATTACCGGAAAACAAAGAGTGGAAAGATTTTAGTTTTTGTACAGGCTCCATTATCGGTAGCATTGAGATAGTGGATTGTGTACAGAATCATTCTTCCATCTGGGCTGAAAAAGAAGTTTATAACTGGGTATTAGCTAATCCAATACTTTTTGAAAGTCCTATTGAGAATGTAAAAGGTAGACTTTCTTTTTGGGATTATCTTGGTATCAAATAAGTAGAAATTGAACGTTCTGAATGCGGAAGTATAGAGAAAACTGTTGAATAATACAACCACTCTTTTCCCTATATTCTTGTACAGTTACAATAAATATAATAATTGGGTATATAATCATTTGTTTGTAGAATCAGCTATAAATTCATGAAAAAGAGAGTTAATAGTCTGAATTACGATTTCTTTTTCTGTATCATATCCAGATATAGGAAGTTCGAGGGCAATAATGTTATTGAATATATCAAATTTCTTTAATAAAGAAATTGTTTTGAGAGTTGATTGCGAGCTCATTGAATTGAATAGTATGACTGTTAACTCATCTGAGGATAATTGTGCTCTAAATATTTTAGAATAGTCATTGGGGTATTTAAAATTTTGGATTGAATCCAACAGATAATATATGTTTCTATGGTATTGCCCTAAATATTGTCCATATTGCCCATATAAATAATCTCCGACATTTCTTATGAACTTATAGAGCTGTTGGTATCTTTTTTCTATACAAATCCTATTACAGATTGATGCAACAATTATACGATACATTTCATGAATTTTGCTTGACATTATTATGCCTTTTATTTCGTATATAGTATCGTAATAATATTTGGGATCCCTACTTTTTAATAATACATTTAATTCTGTAGTTGAATGAACTCCAAACTTAGTATAAATCTCCAGAAATGCTTGCTCGTCTAACTTACTGACTTGTGTTAATTCTGATGGAAATTTTTCTCCATCTTTTATAAAATGATATATTACATAAGCATAGAATAATGAACGCGCTTCATGTGCGTATGCTTTGAATGCTTCAATTCCTGTTTTCTCAATTTGGTGTTCAGTATATTTGTTGGTGTCGACTTGATGCTGATATAATCCCAACAAATTATAAAATGTTGACCTTTCATTATCAATTTGTCTATTTATTTGTGAGTCTTTTATTGTATAAAGTACTCCAATGAAAGCAAGTAATCCTGTAATTGAACCTAAATAACTGCCGAAATCAGCAAAATCATTATGATTATAGGACAGTCCGTGATGAAATCTATATACATATACTAATATTAATATTAGAGTAAATATGGCTGTTGCAATTAATGCGTATTTGATTATATCTATTTGCGGTCTTTTCATTTTATTTGATTTTATATTTTATACAGCTACAAATGTAGTGTATTCTATTTTGAAGTTAATGTTTTTTTGAGTTTTTTACTAACAATATGTTGAATTTGGATATACGAGAGTTTGATATATCCTTTATTTTTTTGTGATGATGAGAAGAATGATTGTAACCGGCAGTGAGGGGTTTATAGGAAAAGCCCTTTGCCGAGAATTAGTAAAAAGAGGTATTGAAGTCATAGGACTTGACCGAAAGTGCGGTACTGAAGCTACGAAAGTATGCGAGTATCTAAAGAATGAGGATATTGATTGTGTGTTCCATTTAGCGGCACAAACAAGCGTTTTTAATGGAAACCTGGAACAAATCAGGAAGGATAACATTGATACTTTCATGCGAGTAGCTAATGCTTGCAATCAAAATCATGTGAAGTTAGTATATGCTAGTTCGTCAACAGCGAATCCGGAGAATACCACTTCTATGTATGGAATAAGCAAGTATTTCGATGAACAGTATGCATCTATCTATTGTAAGGCTGCGACCGGGTGCCGGCTGCATAATGTATATGGACCTAATCCGCGAAAAAGAACTCTTCTCTGGTTCCTGATGGAAAAGGAAAACGTGTCATTATACAACTGTGGTCAGAATATCCGGTGCTTCACTTACATAGATGATGTCATTGAGGGGCTTATCTATTCGGTGGGTTGTAACCGGCAACTTATCAATATTTGTAACGTCCAACCTGTGACTACTATGTATTTTGCTTCTTTAGTAAAATACTACAAACCGTTTGAAATTGAGCTAATTAATGAAAAACGGGATTTTGACAATTTAGAGCAGTCGGTGAACCGGGATATCTATTTAGTACCTTTGTCTTACACATCTGTCGAGGACGGAGTAAAGAAGATCTTTGATGAAAGGAAAGGGAAAGATATGTCGTATTGATGACTGGGATAAGCCGGAAGCGGTGAAATATAAGAGCTGGTCTCATCAGGAACGGTTATGTGATCTGAAAGAAAAGGTATCACTTCATAAAAAGGGTGATATCTATTACATCTCCCAGTTCACCCGTTCCAAGACTGGTACCAGCTTTTCAGAAATTAAACAGTCGGAGGAACTTGCATCATTCTTTGCAGAGAGAGCGTGTGAGTTTCTCCACCGCTTCATAGTAGGGGGATATGAAGGATGGTGTATAGTCACCACACCGCGACGGAGACACAACGAGGGCTTTCATTTTTCAACCTCTATCTGTACGAAAATTGCGGGGGCGGTGAAAATACCATTCTATGAGAATGCAATCCAGTGCCTAACTAAAGATAGATTGAATCCAGAATTCTTTCTTCTTCGTCCGATAAAGGAAAAGAAAATAATAGTGTATGATGACATATTAACAACTGGCAGCACACTGCTTGCCACCTATGAGCTTTTAAAGGATAGAGAGCAGCTTCTTTTTCTCGTAGGAATAAATAACAAATGATATGGGAAAGCAAGAGAAACCATTAACATTCAAGCAAGAGAAATTCTGTAAATACTACGTTGATACAGAAGGTAATGCTAGTGAAGCATATAGGATGTCTTATGATGCGTCAAAGATGAAACCTGAAACGATTTGGAGTGCTGCTAGCAGATTGTTAGCAAATAGCAAGGTTGGTACAAGGATAAATGAGATTAAGGCGCAGAGAGCGAAAGAGTCTGAAGTAGAGAGGAAAACTGTTGAGAGGGTATTAATGGATATAGTGCTTGCCAATCCCGATGATCTTCATTTTGTTGACCCTGCAACTGGGAAAACAAAAATGAGAACTCCTTCCCAACTTCCAAAACGTGCCCGTAACGCATTGAAGAAGATACAGAATAAGAGAGGAGAAGTTACCTATGAGTTCAACGGTAAGACAGAAGCTGCCCGGATACTTGGTGCCTGGAATGGTTGGGAAGCTGATAAGAATGTTAACATCAAAGGTGGTGAGGGAAATAAAATCGGTGAACTTCGTATCGGCTTTGATGAAAATGGAGATTCGGAAGAATAGAACAATTTGAACTGCAAAATCCGGTATTCACCCTACGGAGAAACCTTACTTTTAGAACAATATGGTTATAAATTATAAGAAGCTAAATCCTAACGGATTTTATCTATTGAAGTACTTGAATGATGAGACTATCCGTTTTATCATTCTCTATGGAGGCTCATCTTCCGGTAAATCGTACAGTGTGGCACAAACCATACTGATACAGACATTACAGGACGGTGAGAACACTCTTGTTATGCGTAAGGTAGGAGCTTCTATTCTCAAAACCATTTATGAAGATTATAAAGTCGCTGCGGCCGGTCTTGGCATATCCCATTTGTTCAAGTTCCAGCAGAATACTATTAAATGTTTGGTTAATGGTGCGAAGATAGATTTCTCCGGTCTTGACGATCCGGAGAAGATAAAAGGTATCTCTAACTACAAGCGTGTTCAGTTAGAAGAATGGTCAGAGTTCGAGCATCCGGATTTCAAGCAGCTACGTAAGCGTTTGCGTGGTAAGAAAGGGCAGCAGATTATTTGTACCTTTAATCCGATCAGTGAAAGCCACTGGATAAAGAAAGAGTTCATTGATAAAGACAAATGGCATGATGTGCCAATGTCTGTTACCATTGCCGGCAAAGAGTTGCCGAAAGAACTTACCAAGGTCAAATCCGTAAAGAAGAATGCACCCAGGCAAATACTTAATCTTCGTACTAAGCAAATCGAGGAACAGGCACCTAATACAGTTATTATCCAATCTACCTATTTGAATAATTTTTGGGTTGTCGGTAGTCCTGACGGTACGTATGGTTTCTATGATGAGCAATGTGTTGCCGATTTTGAGTATGATAGAGTTCACGACCCGGACTATTACAATGTGTACGCATTGGGAGAATGGGGTGTCATTCGTACCGGTAGCGAGTTCTTCGGTTCTTTCAATCGTGGCAAACATTCCGGTGAGCATAAGTATGTTCCGGACTTACCTATTCATATCTCTGTCGATAACAACGTGCTTCCGTATATCAGCGTATCATATTGGCAGGTCGATTTCACAACTGGTACCAAGGTTTGGCAATTCCATGAAACGTGCGCTGAAAGCCCCAACAATACTGTAAAGAAAGCTTCCAAACTTGTTGCAAAGTATCTGAAATCTATCCAATATTCTGATAGGTTATATGTACATGGTGATGCTTCAACGAAAGCGGCAAACAGCATTGACGATGAGAAGCGTTCCTGGATGGACTTATTCATAGATACATTGCAAAAAGAAGGGTTCGAGATTGAAGATAAGGTAGGCAACAAGAATCCGAGTGTAGCGATGACCGGTGAGTTTATCAATGCTATCTTTGATTGTACAGTTCCCGGTATAGAGATATACATTGACGAATCATGTTCGGTATCTATTGAGGACTACATGAGCGTACAGAAAGATGCTAACGGTGCCATTCTTAAAACCAAGGTCAAGAATAAAACTACCTTGCAGACATATGAGGAACATGGTCATTTATCCGATACGTTTCGCTATGTTGTTGTGGATTTGTGTAGTGAGCAGTATATAGAGTTTAGTAACCGGCGAAAAAGGAACTTGTATGCTTGTAATGGCACTATTAATTTCTTCAATCCAGATACCGAATGTAAATACACTAAGAAGATTCTATATGTGATGCCGAATGTTAATGGGAAATTTGTCCTTATACAAGCGTTTAGATGTGGGAATAAATGGCATGTTGTTGATGTAGTATTTATGGATACTACTTCAACAGAAGATATACGTTCTTCTATTTTGTCCCATGAATCTGATTCATGTGTAATTGAATGTACGGATGCTTATTTCCCTTTTATCCGGGAACTCCGTTCTAGTACAAACAAGGAGATTCGTGTAATGAAAGAGTTTCCGGATGTAGACAAGCGTATTGCTGCAACATCTGATTATGTGAAAAATAGTATTCTTTTTTCTGCATCAAAAGTAGAATCTGATACAGAATATGTTGCCTTCATGAATAACCTGATGGACTATAATAAAGATAGTGAAACAAAAGAGGCCAGTGCAGTTTTGAGTGGGCTAGTACAGTTCGTTGTAAAATTAGGTTTGAATTGAATTACGTTATATATGATTGAAAATAAGGATGTTATGTTGTTGGTATTATGTTTTCGTAATTTCAAGATTTTAGTGTTTTGGAAAACGGTTTTCCTTTTTACTTAGTTTTGCTCAAAAAGGAACCCAATGAATATTTTTTTTGATAATCTATTTGGAAAGAAATCTAAGACTAAAGGTGAAGTTGAAATAGTTACTTCATCTGAAAATAAGGATATAGATACTCAAAGTGGCAAGGCTGAAAAATGGTCAGTTGCATACATTGAGGACCTTACTAGTCCTATTGTAGCGGGCAGTAACTATCTAACGCTATTCAGTACGATACCTGAAGTCTTTTTCCCGATCGATTATATTGCATCGCGAATTGCAGGTGCTAATTTTCAATTGAAGAAAACTAAGGATGACAGTATAGTATGGGCGAATAAACGAATGAATGGCATACTTAGTCGTCCTAATTGTTTGATGCGTTGGAAAGAATTGATTTATCAGCACCATATTTATAAATTGTGTACAGGGAATAGCTTTATTCGTGCCGCTATGCCTGATGTCTTTTCTACAGCTGAAAAATGGAGATATTGCGATAATTATTGGGTGCTACCTTCTGATAAGACTATTGTAGAACCTGTTTACGGGAATATGCCATTGTTTGGTATTGCCCAAACAGAAGATATTATTCGTAGCTATCGTTTGGAGTATGGTTGGAATGGTAGTTTGGAAATTCCTCCATACCAAATATGGCATGATAGAGACGGAAGTGCAGAGTTCTATTCAGGGGCTATGTTCTTGAAGTCCAAAAGTCGTCTTGCTTCCCAAAATAAGCCAATGTCAAATTTAATAGCTGTATATGAAGCTAGAAATGTGATTTATGTAAAGCGGGGTGGATTGGGCTTTATTGTAAGTAAGAAAACTGATGCTACCGGTTCAATAGCGTTGACTGACGATGAAAAGGAACAGCTTTTGAAGCAAAATTTTGAGAAGTATGGTGTAAGGAAGGGCCAGGTACCTTATGGTATTTCAGATGCAGACATTGACTTTGTTCGTACTAATCTTTCTATTGCAGAGTTACAGCCGTTTGAAGAGACTTTGGCTGATGCAATAAATATTGCAGGGGCATACGGCATCCCTGCCGTTCTTGTTCCGCGAAAAGACCAGTCCACATTTAGCAATCAGGCTACTGCTGAAAAGAGCGTATATTGTTCAACTGTTATTCCTATGGCCAAACAATTCTGCAAGGATTTTACAGCTTTCCTTGGTCTTGAAGGAGGGGGATATTATTTGGATTGTGATTTCTCTGATGTTGATTGTTTGCAGGAAGGATTGAAAGAATCCGAAGACGTAAAGACAAATATAAATAAACGTTGTCGTGAACAATTCTCATGTGGGCTTATAACACTCAATGACTGGCGTGCCCAAATAGGCGAAAGTATGATAGAAAATCCCTTGTTTGACAAATTGAAATTTGATATGTCAGATGAGGAACTGGATAAAGTAAATCGAGTTTTTAACACTAAAAGTGGAGATGAAAAAGATGGAAGAGAAAATCAAAAGCCTTCAGTACAAGACAAAGGCAAATGATGTTGATGAGAAGGGTATCGTTACCGTTGCGGTGAACGGTATCGGTGTGAAGGACTCACAAAATGACATATCTATGCCCGGCTCATTCAATAAGACATTGAAAGAAAATATTGGTCGGATGCGTTGGTTCCTGAATCATCGTACAGACCAGTTGTTAGGTGTTCCGTTGAGTGGTAAGGAAACAGAAGGTAATTTGGTTATGGTCGGTCAGTTAAATCTTGAAAAACAGATTGGCCGTGATACGTTAGCTGATTATAAGCTGTTTGCAGAGAATGGAAGAACCCTAGAACACTCTATCGGAGTAAAAGCCATCAAAAGGGATTCTATCGATCCTTGTAAGGTGCTTGAATGGCGTATGATGGAATATTCAACATTGACAAGTTGGGGGAGTAATCCACAGACGTTCCTTGTGAATATCAAGTCTGCTACTGCTGACCAGGTAAAGGAAGCTGTTGATTTCGTCCGGAAAGCGTTCTTGCAGCATGGATATAGTGATGAACGTTTAAAAGGATACGATATGGAATTAAGTTTATTACTGAAGAGCCTCAACGGTGGTGCCGTTGTCTCATGTCCTCATTGTGGTTATCAATTTGATTATGATGCAGAAACAGAGCATACCTTTGCCCAACAGGTATTAGATTATGCTGCTGATTATCAGAGATGGATAACGCAGGACATTGTAAGGGAAGAAATGGAGAAGCTCACTCCGGAGATTAGAACCCAAGTAATTTCTCTTATTGATTCTGTCAAATCAGAAAAGAAAGAATTTTCTCAAAAGGGTCTACAAGACCTTATGAATTATGTAAGATGTCCCCACTGTTGGGGAAAAGTATATCGTTCGAATGCTATTCTGCAAAACACTTCTGAAGATACCACCGGAAAAAATGAGCCGTCTGTTGACACTCAAGAAAAGAATGACGGGGAAAATGGGAACGATGAAGTGACGATTAAAGCCGCTGATAATGGCACTTTACTCGATTTTAAGAGTTTGAATAGCTGTTTCGAGAATAAATAACTTAAAATTTAAATTTTATGCCAATTAGAAAATTTACAGTATCAGATTTTAATCTGAAAACGGACGGCTTGCCGGCAGAACAGAAGGCGTTTATGGAAAACATCGTCGGCATGATGTGTGAAGTAGTAAACAAGTCCCTTGAAGGAATTGCATCACCGGATGAGGTATCAAAACAGTTTGACGATATTAATAAATTGCTGAAATCCTATGACAATGAGAAGTTCCAGCAATTGGTTAAAGACAATGAAGAACTCGTTGCCCAGGTAAAGACCCTTGGAGAAAGTATTGAGAAAATGAAACAAAAGGGCTTGTCTATGAATGCTATCAACAAGTTCGATGAGAAGTTGAACGAGATGCTTGATTCTGAAAAATTCAGAGATTTCGCAGAAGGAAAAACACGCAAATCAGGAGAGTTTAACGGCTTCTCCTTGAAAGATGTCGTTTCCATGACTGACAATTACACCGGTGATTTGTTGATTACTCAACAACAGAAACGTGTTGTGACTCAGGTTGCCAACAAAAAGTTGCATATGCGTGATGTATTAACGACGCTGACAGCTGATCCTGCATATCCTCAACTCGCCTATGCGCAAGTATATGCTTTCAACCGCAATGCCCGTTTTGTAACAGAGAACGGTCGTTTACCGGAATCAAGTATCAAGGTAAAAGAGATACAGACAGGAACTAAGCGCCTTGGTACTCATATCCGTATCTCAAAACGTATGTTGAAATCAAGAGTGTACATTCGTTCCTACATCTTGAACATGCTTCCTGAAGCTGTTTGGATGGCAGAAGACTGGAACATTTTGTTTGGTGACGGTAATGGTGAGAATTTGCTTGGTATTATTAATAATACTGGGGTGACTTCTGTAGAGAAGATTATTAGTACAGCCATTGTTACAGGTGCCGCCGGTGCTGTAAAAGCTATTACCGGATATAACGGTGATAAGGATGTAATTGTAGAGTTTGCAGAACCACAGGATTTGATTCTTGATGGAATGAGTATCACGTTCGCTGGTGCCGCTGTTCTTACAGAACTGAACAAAACACACGCTCTTGTGAAAATGGAAGATGGTCGTATCCTTATTCCTGGTGTCGCGTTCTCCGGTGCTGAAACGGCTACGGATAAAATGACATTCAGTGTTCATGAAGCCGGCTTTAAGAACATTGAGGAACCCAACTCTGAAGATGTAGTGAAAACAGCTTTCGCCGCAATGACATATGCCCAGTATTTTCCGAATGCTATTATTCTTAATCCAATGACTGTTAACGGTATGGAATCAGAGAAAGATACGACAGGACGTAATCTTGGTATCGTTAAAATGGTTGATGGGGTGAAATATATTGCCGGTCGTCCGATTATCGAGTATGGTGGTATTCTTCCAGGTAAGTATCTTTTAGGTGACTTTAACCAAGCTGCAAATTTGGTTGATTATACCACTTTGACACTTGAATGGGCTGAAGATGTGGAGACCAAGCTTTGCAATGAGGTTGTGCTGATGGCACAAGAAGAAGTTATCTTCCCGATTTATATGCCGTGGGCTTTCGCTTATGGGGATTTGGCCGCATTGAAGACTGCAATAACTAAAGCGTAGGATTATGGATTACATACTTAGAGGTAACGATAAGGATGTAACCAATGTGCTTAAAGAGCAACGCATTCGGATTAATAGAGGGATGATTCAACTCATCCCTATTTCCGAATGTGGTCTTGTTACAGAAGAAGATGCCCGAAAGACATTGGAATGTATGCTTGCAGAGAAAAATGAAGAGATTGGCAGGCTTACTGCATCCATTGTAGAGAAAGATAAGACAATTGTTGAACTGACAGAAGAGCGTGAAACAATGAAAGCTCGCATTGCAGAACTTGAAGTACAGGTGCCTTCTGATGAAAAGAATCTTCCGGTTGCCGATTCAAAAGATTTGCAAGAGGAAGATGCCAAGGAGGTAACTGTTACAGATGATAAAGCCGTTTCCGTAGAAGATGAAAAGAAAACCGGGAAAGGCAAGACCTCTAAATAACTATCGCTATGTTGATTGATGTTTCATATTTTATGTCAGGTCCCAGGCATATTGAGAATGTTTCGGTCGCTGAAATGCCTTCGCCCCAATCTCTTGCTGTGAATGAGGTGATAAATGGGTATATTAAGGCATTTCAGCCCGAATTTCTCCGGAATGTTGTTGGTGTGACTCTTTCCCAAGCTATCACAGATTATTTGGAGCTTATTGAACGGGAAAAGGAAGATTCTTCAGATGAAGTTGATATTTCAGAAGAGAAGGAAGCCCCCCAGTCCGGATATGCAGTATTATGCGAGAAGCTGTGTGAACCGTTCGCTGACTATGTCTTTTATCATATTCTTCGTGACGCAAACACCCAGGCTACAATAACCGGGCTTGTCCGTTTGAAATGTGCTAATGAATATATAGCTCCTTTGAAGAGACAAGTAAGCACATGGAATAGCATGGTAGAGAAGAATAAACAGTTTGTTGAATGGGCTATGTCGAATGATTGTCCTTTCGATGTGAAAATAACCAAGAATCTTTTGACCCCAATTAATGCTTTCAATTTATGATAGATTTAGATATAACAGAACTGTTTGAGGAGATTGTAAAGGAACTTCCAGAAGGGCTTGAAATTCTCTATCCAAATGGGAAAGGGGGAACTAAAGTTATGAAGTCCCCAAGGTTGAATTACATCTTCGGTAGCAGTCAATATATCAAAGATATTTTAGATGAATACAGTAAGTCTTCTGCCCAGTCTGAAAGGAAGTTTCCATTGGTTGCACTATTCACTCCAATTAGTGAGGATAGAGGTGATGCGGATTATTTTTCAAAAGCAAAGGTTTCGTTAATTATAGCATGTTCTTCTTGTAAAGAGTGGAGCAATGAGATGCGCAGAACCACATCTTTTAAAAATATCCTTCGGCCAATCTATAAACGTTTATTGGAAGTATTATATGAAGATTCTCGGTTCGACTGCGACTATGACGAAAAAGTGAAACATAGTTATTCAGAAAACTATTCATATGGCAGATACGGAGCCTATACAGATTCCGGTGAGGCTGTGAGCGAGCCGATTGATGCCATAAATATACGCTCGATGGAAATAAAAATTAATAATCTTAATTGTAGAAGAAAATGAGAAAGATTAGAACGTGTAAGGGTTCCCGGATGAACACTGGTAGTTCTGCTTGTAGCATTGACTGGAAAAAGGTCAAAGGTGCTATCTTGACAGAACATGGTGTCAAACTCCCTGCTGATATAACAGGTGAGAAGTTGCTCGAATTGTGCCATGCAGACCGTCCCGGGCGTATTTACCCTATTTTGCCATTCCTGGAGTATGCCAAGAATGGTGGAGAGCCTCAAGTTAATCCTGTAGGGTACGGTGCAAGTGAATACAACGGGCTTAGCGCTCAAACAGACACCTTCACTTTGAAGAAATTTGATGAGGTTTTGAATGCCCAGCTTCTGAAATGTGCCAATAAAGGATGGGACGTTTACTTTTGGAATCAGGATAATATGTTGATCGGTTATAATGATGACACTGATATCCTTGCCGGTATTCCGATGTCTACTGTTTACCCGACCGTGACACAGTACCCGACCAGTAGTGCTAAGTCTGCGATGACTGTTAGTTTTTCACATGAAGATGTGGAAGACAGCCAATTGCACTTTGACTACGTGCAGTTAGACTTCAATCCCAAGAATTTCGTTAAAGGCTTGGTTGATGTTGTGTTTCAAAAGTTGGAGGCCGAAAATACTTACAAAATAGTTGAAGTTGTTGGTGGTTATGACCGTACAGAAGAATTTGGCAGTCTTATTGCTGATGGTGCTGCTGAAGTTATGAATAACGTAACTTCTGCTACATATTCGGATGGTATCATTACCATTGTTCCTAAAGCCGGGGCGGTTCCTTCGTTGAAAGCTCCTTCTGTATTGTATGAAAAAGGAATCAGAGGTATTGAGCAGGTGTCATGAAGGTAGATAATGTTACGTTCGTCGAGGTTGCTGTGAAGGGCATGACGAAGGAAGAGTTTATTAATGCACACATTAAAGTCGTGTGGCAGGAACTGAAGGAAGCTGACCGTAAGAAGAAGCTCTCGGAAGTGTACGATGCGATAACTAAGTAACCGACGGGCTGGGGTGTGATTACAGCCCGGCCCGTTATAATTTTACTGTATGGCAGATTTTGATGAATTACATAGAGTTATTCATTCCATTGCATCCGGGTTTGAAGAGGAATGTATTAGGTGTATGGAAGAACATAAGAATGTGCTCGTTGATTGTATTCAGGAACAATTATATTCCGGCTTGGACGGTACCGAACATCTATTGAATCCTGATTATGATACTGACACCTATTTTAACGAGCCCGGTCCCTGGCAGAACCGTGCGGAACAATATAAACGATGGAAGGAGAGGATAACTCCGCCTCTTAGAAGTGAGATGCTTTATTTGCCACCGCGTCCGGTTGAGGTACCTAACCTTTTTATTACTGGTACTTTCTATGATAGCATAACTGCCGATAGAATTGATTCCGGGCTTCGATTCTCAACGAAAGGATTTACGGACGGTAGTTCTATTGAGAAGAAATACGGTGAGCAGATTTTAGGCATTGGTGATACAGCTAAAGAGTACTTTAATATTATGTATCTCCGTCCCTGGATGGAACGTTTCTTTTCAGAATGTGGATATCGGTAGAAAATGGCTTGTAGTTGCGAAATAAGAAAGATGCAGAGTGAACTGGAACGTATCAGTGATCTTGCAAAGAAAGCAGCTGTCTTGGATGGTTGCATGTATGTCGTTTATCAGAAAGAAGATGGTACCTATGCTTTTGATAAACTAGGAGTTGAGATAAAAGGAAAGATTGTTGAATATAGACATTACCTGTAATTATGGCAGATTTAAAATTAAAAGATTTCGTTGATGAGAACGATTTGCAGAAATTGGTGGAGCTTGATAATACTATTGAGCGTGTGAGGGCTGATTATGTTAATGCGGCCAAAGAATTAGCAAAAGGTTTGAAACTAAATGTAGAAGGTGTTGCTGATCTTGAAAAGTTGAGTAACCTTTATAATACTCAAGCAAAAACGGCTGGTTCTGCATCTGCTGAATTAACCGAAGCTCTTAGAAGACAGTCTGAAATAACTCAAACTGTCAGTAAGAAGATAGAGGAAAAGCTAAATGTAGAGAAATTATCTGCTGCTGAACTGAAGAAACTAACCAAAGCAAACTCGGATAATGCTGTGTCCTTGGAAAAGGCTGCTAAAGCAGAAGCTAACTTGACAAAAGCGCAGAATGCCGGTAATACTACTCGTAAGAAAGCTGTTCTATCTGAAGAAGAACGTTTAAAACTTATCAGAACTGCTATTATCTTGACTAATCAGGAAGTACATAGCCGTTCACAAGCAAAGGAAATGAATAAGCAGCTGCAAAAGGCTGTTGATGTTTTGAAAGATACGGATGAAAACTATATTCGTACACTTGCCCGTCTTAATTCTACAATCGGAATCAATACCGATTACATAAAGCGAAATTCCGATCGATATAGTCAACAGAAAATGACTATCGGTGCATACCGGGAAGAAGTAAAGGCTGCATGGGTTGAGATACAGAACGGTAATAAATCCATGCAGAATATGGGTGTTATTGCCCGGAATGCCGGTAGGATGCTTAATACAGAGCTTGCTCCTGGGTTAAGTAAAGTTGGTGCTGGTTTAAAAGGGTGGGCAGCTGGATATATTGGTGCACAAGCTGTTGTTAGTGGAGTTGTTGCTTTATTTACAAAACTGCGTGAAGGAGTAGGTGATATTGTTAAATTTGAATTAGCTAATAGTAGGCTTGCTGCAATATTAGGAACCACTTCTGATAAAGTGAAGGAGTTAACTGCGGATGCTCAACGTTTGGGTGCTACAACGAAATACACTGCATCCGAAGCTACGGATTTGCAAATAGAACTTGCTAAACTGGGTTTTACTCGAAAAGAAATATTAGATGCAACAGAGCACGTTCTAAAATTTGCACAAGCTACCGGGGCAGAATTAGCAGATGCGGCTTCATTGGCAGGTGCTTCTCTTCGTATGTTTAATGCTGATACAAGAGAAACTGAAAGATATGTGTCTGCGATGGCTGTCGCAACAACCAAAAGCGCATTGTCGTTTTCATATCTCGCTACTGCATTACCAATTGTTGGACCGGTTGCAAAAGCCTTTAATTTCAGTATTGAAGATACTTTGGCTTTGTTGGGTAAATTATCGGATGCCGGCTTTGATGCTTCAATGGCTGCTACTGCTACCCGTAATGTTTTTCTAAATTTAGCTGATAGTAATGGAAAGCTGGCAAAGGCGTTAGGTAAGCCCGTTAAAACATTGCCTGAGTTAGTTGAAGGATTGAAATCGCTAAAAGAAAAAGGGGTAGACTTGAATACTACTCTTGAATTAACTGATAAGCGTAGTGTTGCCGCTTTTAATGCCTTTCTCACCGCTGTTGATAAAATATTACCACTTAGAGAACAGATTACTGGTGTAGAACGTGAATTGGGCGATATGGCTCACACGATGGGAGATAATGTTCATGGAGCTCTTGCTAATTTATCTTCAGCATGGGAAGCGTTTATGCTTTCTTTCTCCGAGTCAACGGGACCTGCTAAGGAGTTTCTTAATTGGATGGCTGATAAAATAAGAGGTATTGCCAATGATTTGAAATCTCCTGAAGAAAAAATAGAAAAGATAGATTATAATTTTAGAACACTTGCAAAAAAAGATGCGAACAAAAAGTTATTGGAAGTAGAAAAAGATTTCCAGGCAGAATATAAGAGGCTTATTGATGCTGGTGATACAGAGGAACAAGCATACACAAAAGCTGTTATTCAAATGAAAAATAAACGTATTGAAGTAACGGCCCAAGAGAGAGAAGCTTTAAAACGGATGAAAACTCGTGCTCAATATGCAACATCAGAGTTTGAAGATATGTCTTGGATAAAGAATGGTGCTGCTAAAATGTTTGGCTATTACACATCGGAAGCAGAAAAAGCGGATAAGGCTCAGTTGGAATTTTCTAAAAACTTATTCAAAATAGCATCTAGCGATGAGTTTAATCGTGGACTTGATGTGATTGCAGAAAAGTTCCGTCCAAAGGGTAACGACAAAAGTGGTTCAGGTATAACAGTCCTTACTGATAAAGAAAAACGTGAACAGGAAAAAGCTCTCAAAGAGAAGCTGAAAATTCATGAAACTTATCAGGAGTCAGAACTAGCTCTTATGGATGAGGGACTGGAGAAAGAACTTGCTAAAATTGGTGTTGCTTACTCGAAGAAGATTGCTGCCGTCAAGGGTAATAGCAAAGAGGAAATTGCTACACATCAGAATTTAGCTAAGGAAATGCAGGAAAGGCTAGATGAGTTTACTATTAAGTATAATTCTGATCGTGAGAAGAAGGATGTTGAGAACGCTCTTGCTGTTGTAAAAAAGGGGTCCCAGGAAGAACTTGATTTGAAATTGCACCAGTTAGAATTGCAACGTGAAGCAGAAATTGATGCATCAGAGAAAACAGGTGAAGATGTTTTTCTCATTGACGACAAATATGCAAAAAAGAAACAAGAACTTTACGAAAGACATGCATCCGATCAGGTGCAATTAATAGCAGAGAATGCAGCGCATGAGCAGGAAATCCGGGATGCTGCATATGTTATGGATACGCTTGCTCTTAAAAAACAGTTAGCTTCTAAGGAAATAACCCAGCAAGAGTATGCAGAACTTGAGTATCAGTTAAAATTAGATTATGTACGTAAAACCTCGGAAGCTGCCATTGACGCTTTGGAATCCGAACTTGCTACTGCCAACTTGAGTACGGACAAAAGGGAGAAACTTGAGGAGAAACTTGCAAAATTGAAAGCGGACCTTGCCCAAAAAGAAGCAGAAACAGAAATAGATGCTATCAATAAAGTTACTAAAGCGGATGAGAAAGCACAGAAAGAACGTCAGAAGAACTTGAAAAAATGGCTTCAAACTGCATCTCAAGCTGTGGGAGCTATTGGAAACTTAGTCTCTTCTATTTATGATGGTCAGATTCAGAAAATAGAAGAAGAGCGGGAAGCTAATGAGGAAAAGTATGATGAGGATATTGAACGAATTGAGAATCTGGCAGAGTCTGGAGCTATATCCGAAGAGGAAGCGGAAGCGCGTAAACGGGCAGCAAAGGATCAGACAGAAGCCAAGAATAAGGAGTTGGAAAAACAAAAGCAAGAGATTGCCCATAAACAAGCTGTTTGGCATAAGGGAGTACAAGTTGCAGAAACTGGAATTGCAACAGCTCGTGGTATTATGGAAGCTTTCCAGTTAGGTCCGATTGCCGGTGCTGTAATGGCTGCTGTTATTGGGGCGATGGGGGCTATGCAAGTAGCAACAATTCTTGCCACTCCTATTCCTTCTTATGCAGAAGGTACTAAAGGTAATGATAGGCACCCCGGCGGTGCTGCTTTAGTTGGTGATGCCGGTAAACATGAAGTTATCATGTATTCCGGAAAAGCATGGATTACTCCTGATACTCCAACTTTAGTTGATATTCCTAAAGGTGCGCAAGTCTTTCCTGATGTTGATAAGGTAGATATCTCTAATTTTGATATGCCGGATTGGGACTTTCCTACATTTTCACCGACATATTTAGCATCCTCTTCCGGTAACACCATTGTTTTCAATGATTATTCCCGGTTAGAAAAAAGGGTTGATAGAACAAATCTCCTTTTAATGAAGAGTCTAAAAATGCAACGCCAAGATGCTTCTAACCGTGAATTTGAACTGTATAAGTTATCTAGACTGAAATAGTTATGATTGAAAGATTAAATCAGATAACATTGAATGATTTCATTGAGCTTTCATGTGGAAACTATGCTTGTTTGCTTTCGGACTGCAAATCTGTGTCTGAAAGCACGCTTAAAGAAATAGCGTCTAAATTACTTGTCGAATACAGAAGTATTGTTAATTCTTCAAATATGAAGGCTATGGTAATGGACAAAGAGGATATGCTGAAAGAACGTGCCAAACTATTGAGTCTTCGTATTTGTCAGGCTCTTGTTTCTCTTGGCTTTTATGATGATGTTCGTCAGGTATTGGACCAGCTAAATGTAGATACCCGAAATATGAGTGATGAACAAGTAATATCGAAGATTGATTATTTACTTCATTCTGCAATTTTTGAGCAAAAACGGAATGAGGAAAGACGCAGTGAGGAACATAAAGGAAGTAAGGCTACTCCTGAACAAATTCGTTCTTCTTTTGATGCTGAGATTGCTTTTCTAATGACATTCTTTAAAATGAGTATTGATTCCCGCGTAATTAATGCTGCTGTTTATGCGAATATCGTTCATCAAGCTGATGTTGAAATATCGATCAGAAAAAGAAGCACATGATAATATTGGTACTACATATATGCTGTAATTCGATTAATTTTTAATTAAAGCGAATTATTTCATACAGTCGTTTGTACATCTCCTTTAGAATCACAAACGACTTTTTTATGAATAGAAAAAACAGCATCCATTGTATAAATAGGCATTTATACAATGTTTTATTGTCAGAATTACGTACATTAGAGACGAAGTGTAATCGGATAACAGCAGAAGTGTCCGAGGTAAAAAAAATGATTGCCTTATTGCCCCCCGATATAGGCACTCTTATTAGTTCAATCGAGCGTTCTGCTAAGGAAATGCACGAACAAAGTATCATGCACCGGAAATATGTGGAAAGGTGCATTAATGGCGAACCGAAGATACACCTAATAAGGAGGGCTGACAATGGACTTTGAAAAGGAATTATCAGAAATATATCCTTGGATATTAAAGGTGGCAAGAAAATTCTGCTGTTCCATGCAAGATGCTGAAGACTTAGCCGGTGATACAGTTTATAAGCTACTTGTGAATCGTGATAAATTTGATTGTTCTAAACCACTTCAACCGTGGTGCCTTATTATAATGAGGAATACTTATATAATAAGATACAATAGAAATTCCCTTATACATTTTACAGGGCTTGATATGGTAGACGGAAGTGCCATTTCTAACTGTACAGCTCATTCAATACTGTTTGATGATTTGGTTTCCATAATACAACGGTGTGCTAAAAAATCCCGTTGTATTGATAGTGTGATGTATTATGCTAGTGGGTATTCTTATGATGAGATAAGTGAAATCCTGAACATTCCTGTCGGAACTGTAAGAAGTCGTATTTCTTCCGGTCGGAAGTTTCTGCTTCATGAAATTGGATATTGATGATCGATTAAAAGTGTATGGAAATAACTTTTTTCATAAATATAGCAAAATAGTTATATTTTTATTTGGTGGTTTATAGCAAAAACGCTATATTTGTATCGTCTTAAATAAACGGTCTTTTACATTATGAAGTACAATCAGTTTTTTGCGGAACTTACCGCAGCAGGTTGTTACGTTCTTAGGCATGGGGCTAATCATGATATTTGGTACAGCCCCAAGACAGGAAACAAATTTGCCCTGTCAAGGCATGGCAAACAGGAAGTGCCTACCGGAATGGAACGTAAAGCAAGAAAGGTTCTTTTGGGGGAGTAATCCCCCTACCTTTTGCGCTTTATTATCTAAAGGACTGTAAATGTTGAGACAATGGGGTACGGTATATTGCCGTACTCCTATTTTTAAAGCAATGGATATGAAAGTAACTGTAATCATGGAAAAGGCGAGCGATGGGTATTACTCATGCTTTGTCGAGGAAGATTTACCCGGCTTTGGTTTGGCAGGGTATGGAGATACGGCGGAAGCCGCGAAAGAGGATATGATGAAAGCATATGAGGAAATAAAGGAGATGCAGGCAGAAGAAGGCAAGGAAATGCCGGAATTGGAGTTTATCTACAAATATGATATGCAGTCTTTCTTCAACTATTTCTCATTCCTGAATGTTACTAAGGTTGCAGAGTTGGCAGGTATCAATGCTTCATTGATGAGACAATATACTTCCGGTGTGACAGTAGCCGGACAAAAACAATATGATAAGATACGGGTAGCGGTGGAACGTATATCTAAAGAACTTTCCGCAGCCACTTTCTAAAGATAGTGTACCGCTGTGAAGCGAGACCGTTTTAAGACAAAGGCAGGCTCCGTTCCTTTATATATGGGTTCGGAGCTTTTTTATGAAAGTATTAATTTGTAAATTGAGAATGCAGAAAGTCATAATTATTTTATGTTTTATCTATTGCGTTGAAAAATAAATAGTTATGTCTTGCTTTTGCAAAATGCAATTTTCAAGAATTTAGCCAATCGGGAAACTGGTTGGCTTTTTCTATATATTTGCTCGTGAACGTTCAAAAGGAGTTAAAATGCTTTGTAAATATGTACTTACCGTTGATAGTATTTCCTATGATATTCCCAAATCTTGTATTCAGAATTGGGATGAAATAAAGTTTTCCCGTAAACGCTCCGGACTTGAAGGAATAACTAGAACCTTTACTTCAAAATTCCAGTTTGTGGGAGAAGCCTATGATCTCATATTGGAGGAGTATTTGAGCAAATACCTGGCTTCTAATGCTAGTATCACTGTTTATACTATAACTAATTCTCATACTTATGAAGAATTCTTCAGTTGCCGACTGGATTTCGGTTCATTGACCTATGATGGAAATACTGTTTCTATTAATTCGATAGATGATAGTGTCGCTAATATCATAAAGGCTAACAAAGGAACGCAGTACGAATATTCGGTAGATGAGATAAAAGATGTATATCAGCTTTATTATGATTCTGTAAGTATGAATTATAGTCAACCGCATACATTAGGTGGTAATACTGTAGAAAATGATGCTTCTTTGCAATATATTGTAATTGACAAAGGAATATATGTAGAAGCTATAACATATTCGCTTCCCTTATATATTTCAGGTGGTGAACTTCCGTCACGGGATTCACCTCTTGAGTTTTATGATGCACCACAGGAATCGAAAGATGATCCAAATGTATTTGTTAAAGCCTTGTCCGACATTGATATAGTATTGAATTTTAGTTTTGAATACTATATCAGTTATAGTGATGCGTATACAACTAAAGCTGAAATTGTTCTAGGTGGGCGTTACGAAGATGGTCGTTTAGTCGAGTTGAAAAGATGGGGGTATAATAAGGGGGATGTTACTCCAAGTAATCTGAATGAATCCATCAAGATTCATCTGACTAAAGGGCAGGCTTTATTTTTGGATTTGAAGGTAACATTTAACAGAGTTAATGCTTCTACTGGCAATATTTATTTTCGTAATTTCAAATTTGAGACACGCTTTACTTCTCGAGCTAACCCTATCTATGTGGATGCAATAAGACCTATTGATGTGTTAAACCGATTGCTTAAAAGCATGAATGGTGGAAATGAAGGTATCTATGGTGAAATAGCTTCAGGTGTTGATGAAAGGTTAGATAATTGCGTGATATTAGCTGCTGAAAGTATTCGTGGAATCCCCCAAGCTAAGCTATATACTTCTTATACAAAGTTTAAAAACTGGATGGAAACAGTTTTTGGCTTTGTGCCTGTGATCAATGGTGTCACTGTTTTTTTTAAACACCGGGACAAATTGTTTAGTGATAACAATGTAAAGGATTTAAATAGCAGCTTTTCTAGTTTTGAGTATAAGGTTGATTCATCAAGAATATATTCTTTGGTTAGGGTAGGATATGATAAACAGGACTATGAAAGTATGAATGGTCGTGACGAATTCCGATTTACTACTGAATATACTACTGGCATTGATATAACTGATAATGTATTAGAGTTGATTAGCCCTTACCGTGCTGATGTTTATGGAATTGAATTCTTATCGCAAAAGAGAGGCCAAGATACAACGGATAGTGAAAGTGACAATGATGTGTTTTTTGTTTGTGCCAGTACTACATTACATGATAATGGCGGAGTACAAACATATAAAGAGTATAGGCTTATAAGGAGCGGTTGGGAAATAAGTGGCGTACTTGATCCTGAAACGATGTTTAATACCATGTATTGGCAAGGAGGCATATTGCAAGCAAATGCCGGCTATATTGGTATGTTCACTAAAAAACTATCTTATTCTTCTTCTGACGGTAATAGTGATGTTGTTGTCAATGGTATAGGAATGAAAGATGATTTTAACGTTGAAAGTGGTATTATAACTTGTGGAGATGTTTCATTCACAACTTATAATGAAGATATTCCACCAACAGATGATGAAACGATTAAAATCTTAAAAGATGATCTAGTTTACGAGGGCTACATCAAGGAGGTGAGTAGTACAGTTGAGAGAAACGAGGGAGTGAAGTATGATTTATTTGTCCGTTCAATAACAAAAGCCTAGAAATATGATTATAAGCCCGTTTACCCCACTGTTTTTTTCTCCGTCTACCGATAAATTTGGAGCGAAGAGTAAATATGTGCAATTATTCGCACGTACAGACAGGATTTTTGTTGAATTGATTTTGACAGCCAAAGAGCAGGAGCCTATAGTATACATTAATAATCTTTTAAGTAATATATCTACACCTGTATCATTAAGCTCATGGAAGATGAATGATGATAAGATTCTTTATTTCTATAACATTTCATTGCTTCCATGTGGATACTATACTGTAACAGTTAATGGGAATACGAGTGAGATTTTTAAAGTTACGGACGATGAATGTGAGTTATCAGAAACCAGCCTTATTCAGTATTCAATGAAAGATAATAAGCAGCGTCTTGATGCTGTCTGGTGGATAGATGGGATGCAATACTTTTTTGATTTTCGCGTTCCTGGTGGTTTCAAAGATAACGGATGGACGTTCGGTGTGGATAATGAGCAGTTCGTGACCTCTGATGAGGATATTGTTGAGCTATTCAGCCACGAATATACAACAGTATTATTCACGCTTGGAAATGGGATGGGATGCCCTGTGTGGTTTGCTGAATTATTGAATCGTGTCTTATGCTGTAATTACGTCTACTTTGATGGTGTCCGATATACCAGAAAGGAAAGTAATGTTCCGGAACTTAACCAGCAAATAGAGGGATTGAAGAGTTTTGTGTTCAATCAAATGTTACAGAAGGTAAGAACGATGAATCCAGTTTTGGAATGGAATAACCAGCTTGCTATGAGGTGTGTACAAAGCGGTGCTTATAGGATAGCAGATGATGAAGGAATGCGTAGTATCAAGTATGGTTCAGAAAGTGAGGTTGCAGAGGTCGGAGCATATATCAATATGACTAAGGCTATTCCTAATACTGGAGTTTCTATTAATAGTGATACTATGGTTACTGTCAACAGTATTCATCACCCAGGTGTTGATGAAAATTCATATTGGGATTTGATTGCAATCAAGACGACTGACATAGATAACAAGTATATTGGTAGAAGAGGTTACGGTAAACTTACAGTTAATGGACTGGATAGACTAAAGAACGATTTGGACAACGGTTCGATAAATTTGCGTGCTGTACTATATAAAGGAGATTCGTATACTAACCTCATTGAAGGGAGTGTAATCAGTAGGGATGGTGTATGTGTCTTGAAAGGTATTAACGGTGGAGATATTGGTGCTCTGAAGGAGTTCCAACTTTATCTTGATAATGTCTATGATTGCGACATAGATAATCTTGGTATGACCATTGAGCTTGTATGGGTATATGAAAATGATTAAAAAAGAGAATTATGACAGAAACAGAAAAACAACAGATTATTAGCCTTGTGTTACAAGCGTTGAAGACAAACAGTCTTACAATAGAGCAACTGACTGATACAACAGAGCTATCCAAAGATATGTACGTTGAAGTTAGTGGCGGTCGGAAAATATCTATTGATTTACTTTCAAGTACCATTGCTAAAATGGTGAATGGGGATTTTGATGCATTAGTGGAGAATGTCAATAAGATTGCAAAAGATTTATCGGATGGAGACGCCGAGTTATTGAAACGTATAACAGGAGTGTCTGATAAATCCAATCCTTTGACTGACCCATTTAAAAGTATTGGCTCTTTTACTACTATTGGTAGCTTTAAAGATAAATTAAAAACGATGTATTCCGGGGATTCTTCTATTGGGAATTATCGGTGTATTTTGTCTGTTGATTCGTCTAAGATTCCTGTAAATATACAAATTGAACGGTTGGAGCTTGATAAGGTTTGTCAATCATTCACTTCGTGTATACAACTGGCTACCATGTCAGACAATGCCGAAGGTGTATATTTAGGTACAGTTTGTACAATCTCACGAATAGGTATTGTTTCCAATGAGAGTGTTACATGGGGCAAATGGACCTCTGTAATAAATGACTTTGAGGAAAGGATAGGAAAAGCGAACGGTATCGCTCCTTTGAACGAAGAAAGTAAAGTTCCTTCTGAATGTCTGCCTGAACCGTTGTCTCTTGGGGAAGGTGAAGAAGAAGCTTTCCCCGGCAACCGTGGAAAGTCTTTGGAAGATACAATGAAAAATATCCCTTCCGATATAATCAAACCGGGTTCTTTCTCCGTCCTGTCTGACGCTTCCTATCTCAATGTGTATTTTAAGAAAGTGTCCAAAACAACCGGTAAAGAAACGGACGACAGCTTCCGTCTGCCTTCTGCTACCCTTGAACAAGCCGGCCTTTTGTCCGCCGAGGATAAGCAAGCCCTTGAGGATATGAAGAGCGGCACGCCCGCCGACGATGTAACACACCCCATCGTCATTGTTGATGAGATCCGCCCTCTGAAAGATGGCCACTATACCCTTGAAACCGCTATTGCCGCCATTGTCTCCTATCAACAGGAATCTGGCGTCAAATATGAGCGAACGGGTCTCATCATTACTTACAAAACAGGCGAGTATGAAATGGAAACCCGGCAGTTCCAGGGTGCTGTGTCCGATTTTGCGACCCCTTCTCTTTGGAAACCCTTCGGGAATGGTGGTGGCGGTTCCGTTGTTGAAACTTCCGATGAACCGGCAGAAGGGGGAAAGGATGCCTTTTCAACTGGTGGCGCCTATGCCTATGTTCCGGCCAACCTCGACGTAAACGTGGAAACAGAAGGCATCGTAAAACTTCAGATGAAGAACGCTGCTGGTGAAACCCTTGGTGATGAAGTGCAGTTCGCTATCGGCACGGGTGGCGGCGGTCAAACTGGCGGTACCATTGTTGCCATTGCTTTCCAGTCGACACCTGTCTATGGCTCTTACGGCTCCACGCTACGAACCTTTGCCGCCATTCGTTCCGTGACCTCGAACGGTGTCGAATCCTCTGACAACCTGATTGAGAAACTGGAACTCGTAGACCGTGAAAGCGGGCTTACCGTCTGGACTGAAACCGTCAACAAAGCATCTTCCGGTGACATGAAGGACTTCTCCTTTGAACTGGACTTCACCGCATACTTTACGGCTGCCGGTACTCGGAAATTCAAGCTGATAGCCACTGACGAAAGCGGCAATACCGGTTCCAAGAATGTCAATGTAACAGCTGTTGATATTACCTGTACCTGTGTGCAGGTGCTCAACTATACCCCTGAAACTCTGCTTACTCCGACAACTGAAAGTTTCAGCCTTCCACTCTATAAGTTCGGAAACAACACCTCTGATAAAGGTATCAGTGCCCAGGTTGACATCAAGATTAATGGTGAATGGCAATCCCTGTCTACCACCGTTGTAAATGACAACTACTCGCACTCCGTTGTAATCCGCCCTGCTTCCCTCGGCCTAGAACACGGTACCTATCCCTTGCGCATCCAAGGAACGGATGTCGCATCCGGAGTGAAAGGAAATGTCATCTACACGGCTGTCATGGTAATTGACCCGAATAGTTCCACACCTCTTGTTGCCTTGAGATACGATGATAAAAACGGTGGAGTAGTCCGACTGTACGAAACCGTAGAACTTGATGTTGCCTGTTATGACCCGTTGGAAATGACTTCACCCGTCAGCGTGAAAGCCAATAACGTGCAGGTAACACAAATTGCTGCCAGTCGTAACAAAACCTATCAGGTCAAACAACAACTGCAGGGCTACAAGGCTGACGGCACCGATACGGTCAACTATACTGCCGTATGCAAGGACGTGACTAGCGAACCTGTCCGGGTGACAGTTAGCGGTTCCGCCATTGATGCCGCCATAAAAGAAGGCGCCATCTATAACTTTGACTTCTCATCCCGTACCAATCAGGAAACTGACCATAGTATTGTCAGCGGTAATTATGAAATGAAAGTGGACGGTGCCAACTGGACTACCAACGGTTTTGGCACATTCTTGGGTGAGAACTGCCTTCGCGTAGCCGAGAATGTGGGCGTGTCATTAAACCATGCCCCGTTTGCCGGCTCGTCCATCGAATCCAACGGTGCCGCCATCCAGTTCGCTTTCGCTTCCAAGAACGTGACCGATGATGATGCCCTGCTCCTTAGCTGCTATGACGAAACGTCCGGTGCCGGCTTCTATGTCACCGGCCGGGTGGTCGGCATCTTCTGTAACAATGGCGTTTCCCGTCGTGAAGAACGCGCCTATCGACAGGGTGAAAAGATAACCGTAGCCGTGGTTGTTGAACCTGCAAGCAACTACGTTGAACGTGACGGCACACGGTATTCCATGATGAAACTCTTCCTCAACGGTGAGGAAGTCGCCTGCCTTGGTTATGTTCCGGGCGGCGGCTCCCTGATTCAGACCAAGTATATAACGATGGACGGCAAACTGGGTGATTTGTATCTTTATTACATGATGGCCTGGAACTCCTATATGGAATGGGCACAGGCGTTCAAGAACTACCTTGTCCGTCTGACCGATACAGAGGTAATGGTGAAGGAATACGCCTTTGAGGACATCCTTAAAAGCCAGACAGCCGAGGGTAGTACCCAAAGCCGCCCGTCGGCTGCCGAAATCTATTCACGCGGTATGCCTTACATTGTCGAATGCCCCTATGAAGGCTCCGATATAGAAGCACTGGACGGCACCACTTCCACCAGTACGAAGATATACATCACGCTCTATTACTTTGACCCCGAACGCCCGTGGCGTAACTTCAAGGCCGTGAGTGTCCAAACCCGCAACCAGGGAACCACCTCTGCCAAACGCCCGGTAAAGAATAAACGCTACTACCTCGCCAAGAGCAAAGGCAAAAACAAGGACACTCGAATCATACTACTTAATCCAGACGATACGACGGAGGAAGGACGCCGTGCAATAGCCTTGGCTGCCATCAACAAAGTACAGGTCGGTGATAATACAATCCCGGTCGATGTCATTACCGTAAAAGTCGATTACTCCGATTCCGGCAATGCGAACGACTGCGGCGCCTGTGAAATGATGAACGTTACATACCGTGCCTTAGGTGGTAACTATATGACACCTGTCCAACGTGCATTTGACGGAACATTTGACAGCGGTGACTTGCATATCGAAGACTTGCAGATGAACCACTCTACCGCCAATCACCCGGTAGCCACCTATCGGTGTAAGGATGACAGCCTGCAAAACGTCTATTTCCATGCCAAAGGCAACTGGAAAGAAGACAAAGGGGAACAGTTCGCCCTCGGCTTCAAAGATACCCCCGGCTATAACAAAGGTTGCCTGAATTATGGTGACTTCATAGAGTTCTTCGGTACTCCTGACGAAACTTTAGACGCAATTGAGATACGCTTCAAACAGACTGACGGACTCGATACGGACAGCGTGTACCTGCTTTCCCTGTATTGCGGTAGTTCGTACCGGATAATGAGGTATCAGGACAGCTCATGGAAAAAGCAGTCCGGTTCCATGAAGTATGAAAACGGCAAATGGAATGTCACCGGTGACGTCCTGAATCCGGTTGAAGGTTTCGAACTTCTTAACTACCAAGGTATGGACTGGTTTCAGGGCGTCGGTTCTGTTCAGGATATGATGGCCATGAAAACGGACAAGTCCTCATGGGTTCAAAAACTCGTGGATAACGGAACTATCTCTGCTGATACCTTCCCGGCATGGACTTACTACTTTGAATCGCTTGTCGATGATGACCAGCTCGCCATTGATTACGCTTTGGGTAAGAAAGTGCCCTATAACCTCTACCGATGGTTGCGCTTCTGTGATTCCTGCGATTACTCCAAAGGCGGGAACTGGCAAAGAACATGGAAGGAAAACCTGTATAAATTCGCCTGCCCAGAAAGTGTCTTGAGTTATGACATCTTCACCGACTACCTTGCCGCCACTGACCAACGCGCCAAGAATATGCAGCCGATGTGGTTCTTGGAAGAGTATGCTTCCGTAACAGACGGTGTGTACAGCTCCGAGGATGCCATGCGCATGTACCTGAATAAAATCTATGACTGCGATACGCTCAATAGCAAGGACAACGACGGTGGTTGCACGGTTGACGCCGAGGTGGACCCCAACCGGACGAGCGATGAAACATTCACTAACCCTTATGCTGGCTACGGCTCCGTTCTGTTTAATAACATCTATCTCCAGCAAGTAGTGTGGACTGACTCATCCGGTACGGAACTCTCCCTGCGTACCGTTGCCGCCGCCATGCGTAACGTTCAGGCGACCATTGACGGCGTCACCCTGCACCCGTTCTCACCCGAAGGAGCTACGCATTTCTTCATTGACAAACGGCTCAAAAAATGGCAGAAACTGGTTAGTTCTTACGACGGTGAACGGAAATACATCTCCTATACCGCCACCTCTGATGCTATTTACTTCTATGCCCTGCAAGGTCTTGGACTTACCGCCCTTCCGTCTTTCATCGAAAGACGTTGGCGTATTCGTGACGGCTATTTCCAAACCGGTGATTTTTTCAGCGGTGTAATTTCCGGGCGCGTATCTTCCAAATCAAACGCCACCATCCGGATTGTCGCTGCTAAAAACGGTTACTTCGGTGTCGGCAATGACGCTAGCGGCAACCTTTCCGAAAGCTGCTTCCTTGAAGCGGGCGAAGAATATGTATTCACCAACTTCTCACATGAGGAAGGCGCCTTGCTGTATATCTATCAGGCTGACCGCATGAAGCTGCTCGACCTGTCTGAAATCTCCCTGTCAAGTACGGTGAGCTTCTCCGCCATGCAACTTGTGGAAACCCTTATCTTGGGCTCTGACACCCATACAGAACAATCCATCGGTTCTTACGCACCGCTTACCTCGCTGAACTGCGGCGAAATGCCCTTCCTCGTATCACTCGATATCCGGAACACACAAATCGCTACGCTCGTCACCGACAAATGCCCACGTATCGCCCATATCAATGCGTCCGGTAGCAAACTGGAGAACATCACTCTTGCAGAGACTTCTCCGATTAATGACATCTCTCTTCCAGCAACAATGACAAGCCTCCGTTTTGTCGGTCTTCCTGAACTGACCTATACAGGTCTTTCCGCCCCGTCCGGCCTGCAAATAGAATCCATGCCGAACGTCCAACGCCTGCGTCTTGAAACGTCGCCTAAACTTGACGCCATTCAGATGCTCCGTGACGTCCTCGCTTCACAAACGGCATCCCGTAAACTTTCCATGCTCCGTATCTCGAACATGACCCTGAAGGCTGACGGCTCCGAGCTTCTTGCCATTCTCGAATATGGAGTTGCCGGAATGGATGAGGACGGCAACAGACAGGATAAACCGGTAGTCAACGGCACGTATGAACTGACAGTTATCCGTGAAACGGATGAAATCGAATCCCTTGAATCCGGTATTGACGGCCTTGTCATCCTTACCGTCATAGATGCCTACATCGACCTGATCAACTGGTTCAATAATGAGTCTTATGGCGGAGAACCGTACTACGATAACGTAACGCTGGACAACATCAATGAAGTCCTTGAATATTATAACGGCGAAACCTACGAGGAATATCTCGAACGGTTTGCTGAAGACAATATGGATATTAATGATTTAATTAACAAGTAACTATGACGAATGAACAAAGCGCAACGCTGCTTCGCTTGAATAAACAGGCACAAGTGGCAGCACTGAACGCCGTTGGATTCTCGGATATCACCGAGAATTCCCGCGCATCTGAATTTGGACAACGTATCAAGTGGGCTGCCGGCCTGCTTGATTTGAATCTTGCCTGTAACCGCATCTCGGATAACTCCAAATGGTATTTCACCCGTGAGGAATGGGATTCCCTCACGGTTACCAACAAACAGTTGTTTATCAAACGCGGTCTTCGTATCCGGGCACATGGACACTCCTTCGTAATTTCCGCCCAGGAGTGCTATAATGCCGACATGACTACCACCTTCTACTGGGGCGGTCAGGGCAAAGCCATAGATGGCCTGAATCAAAAAGGACTGGGCGCCATGTATGGCTGCTTCACGGGTGAGGAAGATACTGACCTCATTATCGCAACTCTGAAAGACCAAAATAATAGTGGTGTGATCGGTGCGCCAGCTGCCGAAGCCGCCCGTGCATACCGTGCCTACACTTTGGAAAGTGACGGTATCGAGGATGAATCTAACTGGTTCCTTCCTTCATCCGGCCAAATGCTTCTGATGTACCGCTATCGCGATAAAATCAATGAGATGATGCGTACCTTTTGGAGTAGTGACAGTATGCTGATGACTGATAAATACTACTGGTCATCAACAATTTGGGATACTAACTCCGCCTGGGCGTTCGAACTGAATACCGGGCGTATTACGAATCAAAACAAAAATTCAAATCTTCTCCATGTGAGAGCTGTTGCTTCTGAATAGTATTAACCTAAAATTATATAATAAAATGGATAAAAATATCGCTAACGCAATGCTTATGCGCCTGAATAAACAAGACCAAGTTGCAGCTTTGCAATCAATCGGTTTTACAACCGTCAATGAAAATACCCCGGCGAGTGACATCGCCAAGTATATGCAATGGGCAGGTACGCTTCTTGACCTTTCTTTGGCTACTCTCCGAATTGAAGACGGTGAACAAGTCTTTTTCACGGCTTCCGAATGGAACTCCATGAGCGCAAATAACCGCTCCAAGTATATCCGTATTGGCATCCGACTTCGTGCCGAATGCCACCAGTTCATTATCGCCAAAAGTGACTGCGTTGACGCAGGCGGCAACAAAACGTTCAAATGGGGTGGCTACGGTACCGACCTACGCGGCCTGAAAAACTACGGCAGTGGTAACCAAGGACTCTATGATACCTTCGACGGCAAGGAAAATACCGATGTTATAATAGAAACCCTTGCAGGCGTCAAGGACACCCAGGGAACTGTCGGCGCCCCTGCCGCCGAAGTTGCCAGAGCCTATAAAGCCTGTACGCTTGAATCTGACGGAATTGAAGATACAACCGTGTGGAACCTGCCCGCATTGGGTGAACTTATGCTTATGGCCAAGTATAAAACCGAAATCAATGAGCTCATAACTTCTATGTTTGGCAATCAAAATATATTTACAAACGACTGGTATTGGTCTAGTACCGAATATGACGCTTCCAGCAGTTGGAACGTGGGCTTCGGCAGCGGCGGCGTCAACACGAGCAACCGCCAGCGCGCGACCCGGGTTCGTCCCCTCGCCGCAATAAACACTTTATCCCTTTAATTCTTTACCCCTTAGAGAGTTAGCTAAATAAAAGCCCCGGTAGGGGCTTTTCAGATTCACTTTTTTGTGCTAAAATTGTGTTAATTGCTTTACAGTTATTAACTTTGCGCCCTCTAATACATACATTAAAATATCAAAAAATTAACATGGCACTTACACAAGACCTTCCTATATCAAATTCGATGTATAAGCTTCTGAACCTTATCATTGATGCCCGGCAACAATTCCCCAAGGCGTTCCGGTATGAATTTGGTACGGAGTTGATGATGCTTGCCGTCCATTGTTGCGAATATATCCGTTATGCAAATACAGATATGAACCTTGAGCACCGTGCAGATTATCTGATGAAGTTTTTGTGTGAGTTTGATGCATTGAAATTACTGCTAAGAGTGTGTGAAGAACGACATTTGACCAGCCTGACTCAAACTGCCGAAATCTGTCTGCTTGCAGAGAGCATCGGTAAGCAAAGTACCGGCTGGTACAAAAAAACGGTTGCAGATCTCCAACGGCAAAAAGCTAACGGATCGCAACAAGTCGCAAAGCCGGAGTCATAATCGCCAAGGGGATTATGAGTGAGCAATTAGAATTATTTATTGGGCATCCCCCCGGTGATGAGCCGGGAAAGACTAAGATAGCGGATGCAACGGCTTCCAGCAGTTGGAACGTGAACTTCAACAACGGCAACGTCAACACGAACAACCGCCAGAACGCGAACCGGGTTCGTCCCCTCGCCGCAACAGGTAATATAATCTATGACATACTTCTTAGCAGTATTTTCGAAGCATCCGAAGATTGTGCCAGGCAGAAAAGAACGAGTACGGATTGTGTTGAGTTCTATAATGATTATCAGTCCGCATTGGTGCGGCTATGGTATTCTATTATTTACGGTGAATATGTACCGGACTTTTCAAAAGTATTCATACGGACTTACCCGGTATATCGGGAGGTTTTTGCCGCCGCTTTCATTGATCGTGTTGTCCATCACTGGATCGCTCTTCGTATCGAGCCGATCTTAGAGGAACGCTTCCGGGAACAAGGAAACGTCTCCAAGAACTGCCGGAAAGGTGAGGGATGCTTGTCTGCCGTGCACTATCTGAATAACATGATAATCGAGGTCAGTGAGAATTATACTGCCGATGCGTACATTTTCAAAGATGACCTGTTCAGTTTCTTCATGTCTATCTCGAAATCGTTGGTATGGGAAATGCTGAACATATTCGTAAGGGACAATTATAAAGGCGATGATATTGAATGTCTGCTTTATCTTCTAGCCGTTACTATCTTTCATTGTCCGCAAAATAAGTGTATCAGACGCTCTCCCGTCTCCATGTGGGACAAACTTCCCAGTAATAAAAGTCTGTTTCATAATGATCCTGACAGGGGAGTGGCTATCGGGAACCTGCCGTCGCAACTCATAGCCAACTTTCTGGCGTCTGTATATGATTATTTCGTGATGGAAATACTGGGATTCAGACATTATGTACGCTTTGTTGATGACTTTTGTATCGTGGTGAAATCTCCGGAAGAAATATTGTCCAAAGTCCATCTTCTTGATGGTTTCCTGAAAGAACAACTCCTTTTACGGTTGCATCCACGCAAGCTGTATCTTCAGCATTATAAGAAAGGAGTCTTGTTTGTTGGGGCGTTCATTTTGCCGGGTAGAATTTATGTATCTAACAGGGTGGTTGGTAACACATATAACGCTGTCAGGAAATTTAATAGAATAGCTGAAAATGGATTTGCAGAAGCGTATGTTGAGAAGTTTGTGAGTACAATGAACTCTTATTATGGCCTGATGAAACACTTTGCAACGTACAATATCCGTCGTAAAATTGCAGCGATGTTACTTCCTGAATGGTGGGAATATGTTTATATCGAAGGACATTTTGAAAAGTTTGTATTGAAGAATAAATATAACCATAGAAAACAACTAATTAAACATATCAAAAAACATGGATCAAAAAAATATCTTACCGCGTGGGATTGCTAAGCCTATCGAGCAACAGCCGGACGGAACCTGGATTGTGCGTCATCACTTCCGGGTGGTTGGTACCAGTGAGAATGGTGAGGAACTGGTAACTTTTGCCAGTTCGGAATATCCCGAGAAACCTACCTTGCAACAGATTCAAAGAAGTATTGACCGTTATCGGGTGTGTCTTACAATGTATGGAGATACGATTTCAGACGAAATAGAAAAGGTTGATCTTTCCGTGTATATGTTTACGGATTAATAGTTCAATCTGTTGGTTGTTTTAGGGGTGCTTTTCAAGCATCCCTTTTTTATTTATGGAAAAAGTGAAAATTATAATATCTTGTTTTATAGATATTTATCATAGAATTGATTTCCAAGATTTTCCATTTTTGTAAAACTCGTTATTATACTCAATACATTTGTTCCATACAGAATATTTTATTAATAATTAAACGCTATGAGTATGGGTATAAAAGTATTGTATGATTGGATTTTGCAATCTAACCGACCGGCACACGTCAAAGCCGGGATGTTCGTCTTTGTTGTAATGCTTGTTTTCTGTTTCCTTCTATTAGGCATTGATTTCTGTAAATCTGCTATTGTCTCTTTAACGACAACCGCCATTGCCGCAATAGTGGTTGAGTACATTCAGAAAAAGTGCGGGTTCATCTTTGATTGGCTTGACGCATTAGCTACTGTTTTGCTTCCTGGGCTGATTACTGTGTTTTCAATATTGGTAGTAACTTTATGATTAATATTATGAGATGGTTATATGAGCTATTTAATGTAGACCAGATACGAATTATTTTCGTTTCGATGTTCAGTTCTCTTCTTGCTTATTTAACGCCGACTAAAGGTTTTCTTATAGCATTAGTTGTAATGTTTGGATTTAATATTTGGTGCGGAATGAGGGCTGATGGTGTTTCAATTATACGTTGTAAAAACTTTAAGTGGGATAAGTTTAAAAATGCCTTGGTCGAACTTCTCCTCTATCTTATAATCATTGAAGTAGTCTTCTCCTTTATGAGCTTGATAGGAGACGGTGAGAACTCATTGTTAGTTATTAAGACTATTACGTATGTATTTTCTTATGTATATCTTCAGAACGCATTTAAGAATCTGATTATTGCTTATCCTAGAAACAAAGGGTTTCGTATAATTTATCATGTAATACGTTTTGAATTTAAGCGGGCTACGCCTACGCACGTACAAGGAATTATTGATAGAATCGAAAACGAACTAGATAAAGAGGAAAGATATGAAAATATTGATTGATAACGGTCACGGTAGCAATACTCCGGGTAAGTGTTCTCCGGATGGTAGGTTAAGGGAATACTCTTATACCCGTGAAATTGCTGGGCGTGTAGTATTTGAATTGCGTAAATTAGGTATTGATGCGGAACTGGTCGTGAAAGAGGAAATAGATGTTCCTTTGTCAGAACGTTGTAGGCGAGTGAATGAATATAAGACTTCTGAAGCAATTCTTATTTCTATCCATTGCAATGCAGCCGGTAATGGTTCAAATTGGATGCAAGCACGTGGTTGGGAAGCATGGACCAGTGTGGGACAGACAAAAGCCGATAAGCTGGCTGACTGTCTGTATGCTACTGCTGAAGAATGTTTGTTTGGAATGAAAATACGGAAGGATATGGCAGACGGTGATCCAGATAAGGAGAGTAGTTTTTATATCTTGAAGCATACGAAGTGTCCGGCTGTTTTGACGGAGAATCTGTTTCAGGATAACAAAGAAGATGTGGATTTCCTGCTGTCAGAGGAGGGGAAACGGACTATTGTTTCTCTTCATGTGAAAGGTATTTGTAAATATCTAGGCGTATGAAGTCTCTTCCGTGGATATTAGTTTGTCTATTGTTTGGTGTGATTGTGTGGATACGTTGCCATCCACACAATTCACCAACGGTGTACATTAAGGGAGATACTGTACATATTCGGGACACAGTAAGAGCCACAATACCTCAACCGGTAAAAGAAACTCCGAAACGTATCGATACGGTATATTTACCTATCTTGATAGATACTACGACTGACAGAACCGTAGAAAGTGATTCAATTTCGGTACTTATACCGATAACAAGCAAAGAATATGAGACCGATGATTACCGGGCCATAGTCAGTGGATATAAGCCCAGTCTTGATTTCATGGAGGTGTACAGGGACAAGGAAATTATTACCCTTTCACCTTTACAGAAAAAGAAGCATTGGGGATTAGGCTTGCAAACTGGATATGGTTATCCGAGCGGCTGGTATTTCGGGATTGGAATCAGTTGTAACTTGTTTATATGGTAAAGTTTGTATTAGTATATATATTTAGACTGCTTTTATGTTGATTTATGAAATGAGAAGTGTAAATGCATTTTTTATTTTCCTTTTCTGATATTTATTACTATTTTTGCTGCTCATTAGCAGTAAATAAAGATTAAAATTATGGGCCATATATTTGGTGAGCTTTAAAAAAATAAATTTCAGTAAATAGAATTTATGGAGTATTGGCATGGCCCGTCAAGAAACATAAGTTCTGTTTTTATTGATTAATATGAAAAACAATAATAGGCATAGGCGGACCATTGTTCAATCTCGTCTGTGGTATCTGCGTCGTGAAAGGAGAAGGAAAAGGGCAAAAGATAAAGCTAAAGCTATTAGAATACAAAGAAATAAAAGAAAGAAAGTTAAATATAGAAGGGAAAGAAGTAATATAACTTATTATTCTAATCAAAGTAGAACATTAGTTGCTCCTGCTCGTTTTTCTTTATTAGAATACCCGGAAGATGTTATTCGTTTTATCAATAAGATAGAGATTTTACTTTCAGAAAATACAAAGGTGAAAAGTATAATGTTCGAACTACACGATATTACGAATATCGATATTGGGGCTATATGTTTATTATTATCAAAGTTAAATGAATTATCCAGAAAACGAATACAAAACTGGGGGACTTTGCCTAAAGACCCTAAATGTCGAAATTTTATTAAAGAATCTGGGTTCTTGGATCGTATGAGAGATATGTCAAGTGGCAATCCGTTTTCACGAAAAAATAAAAACTTAATATTGAATAGAGGGTTTGATAAAACAGACAATGCTGCTACTGCTAAAGAAATTCGTAAGGCTGTGGAGCATATAACTGGAGAACAAGGATATTTCAAACCGATATATAGCATTGCGCAAGAAATATGTGCAAATTCAGTAGAACATGCGAATGAGAACACCTATAAAAAGAACTGGCTGTTTTCAACAAGTTATTTAGATGGTGAGGTTGTATTTACGATGACGGATATTGGTGATGGTATACTAAAAACTTTAAAACGAAAATTTGTAAAACAAATTCAAGATGAACTTTTTAAAGATTCTATTGATGTTTTGGTTAATGCTTTTGAAAAACAATATGAATCTAGGACTCAAGACCCTAATAGAAACAAAGGCCTTCCAAAGATTTATAAAGTATCATCAGAAAAATACATTAAAAATTTGATTGTAGTTACAAATAATGTACTTTTGAACTTTGATGAACCAGAGAAATCAAAAATACTAAAAAACACATTTAAAGGAACATTTTATTATTGGATTTTAAATAAAGAATGTATTGAAAAATGGGAAAAGAGATTCGAAAAATAGCAGTGATTAATTATTCGCTGGACCCAGGTCCGCGGTATGTGCGCCAAGGTGAAGACTCGGGTGAAGATTATTATCATAAAGTTCTTAATCATGAATTTTATGAAGCGTTAATTAGTGGTCAAGTGCTTGAGGTTTCATTAGATGGGACGAGTGGATATGCTTCATCTTTTTTAGACGAAGCGTTTGGAAATCTTGTTTATGATTTTTCTTTGGATAAAGTTAAATCTTCTATTTCTATTGTATCAGAAGAGGAGCCAGAATGGAAAGATATGATAGAAAATGAAAGTTTTAATGAATGGGAGAAACGTAGAAAAGATCAGAGAGAACCGGAAAAAACAATAGACCATCCTAGCTGGTTTAGATATAATGGGTCAGAATATTTGCAAAGAATATGGATACAGAAATCGAAATAATAGGATTTTCATTATGTAAATCTGATTGGATTTCTGTTTGTAATCTAATTGTAACAAGTTTTATTGGTATATGGTTAGCATTAATTGTACAGAAGAATTTCACTATTAATAGAGCGATAAAGGATTATTATATTCAAGAAGTAAAAGATGTTAGAAAATTATATGTAGATTTTCTAAACAATGTGTACAAAGGGAAAATTTCCGCGAAGAATATAAAAGAATGGTTTAAGATCGTATCTAATAGGATAAATTGTGTTGAGCGAAGTTTAAACGATTCATTTTATATTAAAGATAGCAATATTGGTAGAATACATTCAGAAATACAGAATTTTATAACTGGTACAGATGATTTTAACAATGGCTACCGAAATGATAAATTAATTTTTAGAGAAACAACCAAGAATGATATTTTAGTGTACCATACTAAATTATTAGAATGTTTCACAGATGTTGTCGTAAAAATTAATAGAGCTAAGAAACATGGAGTGTTTTGGCAAATAAAGCGGTGGTTTAAAAAATAA